TCCCGGATCGCGTTCGTGACGAGATCGAGCGGGGCCATCGGCACGTCCGGGATTACCCAGTTCATTACCGACGGCGAATATGCGGTTGGTGCCTGGACGACGATGGTCATGTGTATAGTCCTGCGTTGTAACCTGCCGGGACGGCGTAGGCGAATGCGCTTCCGCCAAAGTTGGCCGTTGCCGTAGCAACGGCGGCGTTTTTCGCTCCGTCCATCGCGTAATAAGGCGGGGTCAGGCCGGTGAGCGTTATCGTTCCTTGGCTGACGTTGTTTTTCAAAAACTCTACGGTACCGGCGGCGGCATCCAACTTTACGCCAAGAATGTTGCCGGCGGCAAACTCGGTTCCAAAAACACTGGCGCTGCCGTCGTTGATTTTTGCGCCGTCTGCGCCGTTATATGTCAACTGGTAAGCCCACATATGAGAATCAAAACCGGGGCGCGTATCAAGCCCGGCAACACTGTCCGCAATTCCTGGAGCGGAGTTTACAGCGTCAGTCATGGTGATTTCCCAATACCATTTACCGGACGATTTTCCGATTACGCTACGAACAATGTCATCACTGATTATTGTCGCAGTCAAGTTTCCGTTGCTCAGAGTTACGGAGGTCCCCTTGTCGCTCGGATTCCAACCAGTGTATTGTGGAATCTTGGCGCCAAACGGCGGCATATTTCCCATCGGGATCATGCTAAGTTGTTGATCATCTGGCAGGCGGCAGCCGAAGTCGAATAGACGTGGTAGACCATCATGTCAACAGACCCCGTAGCCGTAGTCAGGGTGCCGGTTCCGAACGCGCTCGGCCACTTGTAAAACGAATTCCATGCCGCAGAATACGCCGCAGTCCCGCGAGATATGACCACTGATCCCCCTTGACCTAGCACGACGTTCGTCGGCGCGGCAAACGTGGTTTGTTCAGTCATCGTCAACGAGAAATTGTTGGCAAGGCTCAGATCGACCGCAACGGATGACACCGTGCTGGTCAACGCCACAACCGCACCGCGCTGCGCCTTCGTCCACGATTGCGTTGACGTGGTTTTCGGAATGGTAGCGTCAAAGGCTTGAACATCCGTGCCAATCGCCAGCCCGAGATTCGCCCTTGCTGTAGCTGCACTTGCCACGTCGCCCAAGTTGCTGGCCGTTGACAAGACACCGAGATTCGCCCGAGCGGTCGTGGCTGCGGCGAGGTCTGACAGATTATTCGCGGTTTGCAGGAATGAGGAAGTTGAATAAGTCGCAATCGAGCCAAGCCCGATATTGTCGCGTGCTGACGAGTCTGTCGTAAGTTCATTGAGATTCGAACGAGGAACATCTTCCATCATCACATCGACGACGGTCGCAGTACCGATTCCTGTTGCCGTGACGATCAGGTCGTACCGATCATTCGCAGCGTAGAACCAGAACCTGCCGAGACTATCGGCGGTGATCGGATTGGCTTTCGAGCCGGTGCCCGCGATGTCTGAATAGATGAGGGAGGTTGATGTGCCCCCGGTCGGACGCACGAGAACTACGGCGGCACCGAGCGGCTTGCCGTTGGAGTCGAGAACAACTTCGTTCAGTCTTTGCATATCACGCCATTCCTATGTCATTCATGAACAGCTTCAGCCCCTGAATCGCGCGTTGCTCGTTGGCGAACGGATCGTCTGCCACCTCGCAGCGCATGACGATGTAATTCGCAATCGCTGGCCGGTATTCGAGCGACAACGGAAAAGCGGCTCCCGCCGCAAGGTCAACGTATTCGTTGCCGTAGTTCCCGAAATTCAGGTCTGGCCGCATGACCAGCACTTTCGCCACACCATCGTTCGCAAATTGCAGCATGTTGACATCCGTATGCCGCGTCTTGGCGGAATCGTTCAAGTCAAGGCGAGCAAGGTCCATCACGTTTTGCATCGTGACGCCAGTGACTTGGACGATGATGGCCATGATCTAGCCTTACGCCGCCCTCCCGTTCCTCGCCGCCCATTCCTTCCATTCGCGGGTACGTTTGTCGGTCGGCTCGGCATCATTCGGCTTCGGCCCGGTATTCTGCGGCACAGAGTCAGGCCGAGTGTCGCGTTCGAGCTTCCAGTCGTCGAACGCAGCGGCAGATTCAGCCGTCAGGAAAACGGCGATCAACTTTTTCTCCTGCAACTGCTTGAACACTTCGGCGTCAACCGGAATCACAACCGGGTCCCAGAACGCGTCTGCCGAATTCGACGGCACGACATGAACCCGTGGGTCCGCTGGCACCGGCTTCAATTCCGGCAACAGTTC